GGTTTTGTATCTATGTATCCATCTTTGTAATGTAGATTTTTTACAATCAAAAATTTTACAGGTTTTTCTAATATTATCTTTATTTTTAAGGTAATATTTAACAGCAGAAATTTTATAATCTTCGCTTTTATGTGTCATTTTTATAATAAAATTAGAAAAACTTACTCATAATTTGTCCCATTTTAAATCTTCAAGGGTTTAAATAAACAAATTGGCCTAGTCGCGATAGTATTATGAATTTATATGGTAGGAATAAATTCCCAATCTAATTCTTCACATATTTTCTTCCAAATGGTATCCTGTTCTATCAATTTTTCGCGATCCTTCAACATGGGAATTTCTGTCAAATATTGAGTTTCCCCCAAAAGTTCAAATAATTTATACAAGACATAATAATAATGTAAGAAATTAACACGATAATCCGGGCAGTGTTTCGCATACGGATATTGAATTTCCATAAAAAAATTACACAAGGTTTCTTCTAATTCTTGACTTATCATTGGTGGTTTTAAACCCAACTTATCTTTTATAAAATTGATATGCTCGTAATATTTATTGTAACCCAATTTTTTGAGAAGACCCTTGGTTTCATAATAGGTCAATTTTTTCATGTCAATTCTCTCCTTTTTAATTTGTTGTTTCAAATTTTCAATGACTTCCGCCGGTATTTGAGTTGTCTCTTTTCCCTGAAATTGTGCCAAAATTTCTTTGAAATGATTGATTTTCTTGTATGCATAAAAACATACTTCTTTCGGTGGTTCTTTATAAGAAGGCTTTTCATTTTCAATCAAATAAGGAACGTTTCTGGAACATGCATTACAAATCAAAACACCTTCATCATCCAAAGGAATTAATTCTCCCTTGTAACAATTTGGGCATATATCAGATGGCCGAATATATGCATGAATATCCAAAAAAGATTCATCAATATTGCTCAAATATTTTTGAAATAAATTGTTGTTCTTTGTTTCCATCTGTTTTGCATTTTCTTCTTCTGTGGAAATCTTGAAAAAAGAATGCAATAATTTATTTTTACTTTTATTGTTTTGTTTTTCATCTTCTTTTTCTGATTTAGAACTTTCCGAAATATTTTTTTTATTTTCAAAATAATCAAAAATATATTCAGAATTGTCTAAAAAATAATCAATCTTTTTAATCTTTAGGGTTTTAATTTCATGATTTATTTCTAGAATGCGATCTTTTATTTCCATGATCTGTTCAATGGTTTCTCCACGAGTTCCTTGTTGAGTTTCTATATTATGCAGTTTTTCTTGGAGAGAATGTCGTTCTTCTTTTAATTTAGGAATTCTATCCATTTCATCTTTATTAAAATCATTTATAAATTCGCGATGTTTTCCATCTAATGTAATTGTTGTTTTTTTATTCACCTTAATTTTTTTTGTAGTTTTTGGTTTAAATGATGGCATTTAGAGTAAATATATTATAATTTACTCTAACGTATTTAATTAATAATTTATAAAATTTATATTATTTGATATTGTGTAAATTATTTCTTATCCGATGCCTTCTTTTACATTTTCTCTCGCAATTGTTGTAAAGAAAAGTCTAATGGGGGTATGCTAATAAACAATACCGACAAATTGCTATTTACTTTTCTGTCTATGTTGTAGATGGAATTGCACATTCAAATAAACACAGAAAAAGATTCAGAAAAAGGCTGTGAAAAGAATTCAGAAAAAAACATTATAAAAGTAGACAATATCAAATTTCAGAAAATGCTTTTTTTATACAATGCAGTTAACGAGGGTTGGAGCATCAAGAAAAAAAATGAATCTTATATTTTTACCAAAAATCACGAAGGCAAAAAAGAAATATTTTTAGACTCGTATTTGGTGTCATTTATGAAAAGTAATTTAGATATGAACAAACTGTTAATCTAGTTAAATCCTGTTTAAATAATCATAATTACAAAAAAGTAATTATAATTAAATTGTTTTTTCAAAAATTTTTTTCTTTAGGGATAGTATAAAAAATGGGAGGTGGTCTTATGCAACTCGTGGCTTATGGCGCTCAAGATGTTTACCTTACTGGTAACCCCCAGATCACCTTTTGGAAGGTGACCTACCGTCGTTACACTAACTTTGCTATTGAGTCTATTGAACAGACATTCAACGGCCAGGCCGATTTCGGTCGCCGTGTTACTTGCATTATCAGCCGCAACGGCGATCTTGCCTACCGCACCTACCTCCAGGTCACCCTTCCCGAGATCAACCAGCTCATGGGCAACAACGCCACTCTTGCCAGCGGTGTTTCCAGCGTCTATGCTCGTTGGTTAGACTACCCCGGTGAGCAGCTCATTGCACAGGTTGAGGTGGAGATTGGTGGCCAGCGCATTGACCGCCAGTATGGTGACTGGATGCACATCTGGAACCAGCTTACCATGACTGCCGAGCAGCAGCGTGGCTACTTCAAGATGATTGGTAACACCACCCAGCTTACCTTCATCACGGATCCCTCCTTCGCGGATGTGGATGGTCCTTGCGACTCCATTGCTCCTCGCCAGGTTTGCGCCCCCCGCAATGCTCTTCCTGAAACCACCCTTTATGTTCCTCTTCAGTTTTGGTTCTGCACCAACCCTGGTCTTGCCCTCCCCTTGATTGCCCTCCAGTACCACGAGGTTAAGATCAACTTGGACATTCGCCCCATTGACGAGTGTCTCTGGGCCGTGACCAGCTTGAACTGCAACAACGGAACCGCGGTTTCCTCCCAGCAGGCCTATGCTACAGGCACAGGCACGCCCGTTACGGCGGTCATTGCCTACAACCAGTCTTTGGTTGCTGCCTCCTTATACGTGGACTACGTTTTCTTGGACACGGACGAGCGCCGCCGCTTTGCCCAGAACCCCCACGAGTACCTCATTACTCAGCTCCAGTTTACTGGCGATGAGTCCGTTGGTTCCTCCTCCAACAAGATCAAGCTCAACTTCAACCACCCTGTGAAGGAGCTCATCTGGGTTGTCCAGCCCGATCAGAACGTGGATTACTGCTCGTCTCTCCTTTGCGACTCCGTCCTCTTCAAGGTCCTTGGTGCCCAGCCCTTCAACTACACCGATGCCATTGATGCGCTCCCCAACGCCATCCATGCCTTTGGCGGTCCTCAGGAGTTGGCCGGTCAGTACGCGTACATTAACGGCCAGGGTGTCTTCAATGATGCCGGCGCCTTAGATGTTCCTGAGCAGTTCCTCACCAGCTACTGGGATGGACCTTCCAACCCCTACTCTGGCCCGGATCTTGGCGGCTTAAACCCCGTCAATCCGGTCAGCAACCCCAACGTGACCAATCCCAGCAACCCCTACAACGCCTACTACACGCAGCTCCAGCAGCAGGCGGCGGCCTCCGGTGTTCCTTTGAGCGCTTTAATTGGCCCTGCCAACTTCAACCAGGGCTCCACCGTTTCCGATGCCGGCACCTTCGTGCTCTCTGAGACCTCTTTAGACATGCACTGCTGGGGCCAGAACCCCGTGGTTGTTGCCAAGCTTCAGCTCAACGGCCAGGATCGCTTCTCGGAGCGTGAAGGTTCTTACTTCTCCTGGGTGCAGCCCTACCAGGCCCACACCCGCACTCCGGATGAGGGTATCAACGTGTATTCCTTCGCGCTTCGCCCGGAGGAGCACCAGCCCAGCGGCACATGCAACTTCTCCCGCATAGACAATGCCACCCTTCAGCTTGTCCTTTCTAACGCCACCGTGGAGGGCACCAAGACTGCCAAGGTCCGCGTCTACGCCACAAACTACAACGTTCTCCGTATCATGAGCGGTATAGGCGGTCTTGCTTACTCCAACTAAACGTGGTATCTTGTTTGTATTTTATTTTGTTTTTCTTTTAAGAGCAAAAAGAGTAAAAAATAAATAGATTATTTTTATGATAGTATAAATGCTATAAATAAATTTTTATAGTATTTATAACATTTATATTTTTTCTCCGATTTTTTAATGATAATTACTATAAAAATTGATTTCTTATAAAAGAAATTATATAAAATTAATTTAATTTTATTATCTATCCATGGCACGTATGTTAGAATTTCATTTCAAAGTTGCAGGCACCGATATTCGGCGGACCTATCATATTAATCCATATTTGACTATTGCTGAGTTTATACGTGAAATACAAAATCTCATTTCCAACGACAATCAAATGCGTTACATGGGAATAGAAACCATTGAACTTGTTCCATTGTATGAAAATTATATTTCTGGGGTTAGCCCGGAAGATGCGCCGGCGTTATCTCCCTCCTCTGCATCTATTCAAACCATTTATTCTAGCGAACCCACCTTCTTGTATATTCGGCAAATTTCTTCTCTTCAAACGCATCACAATTCAAGCGGAAATATTACCGCTCCCACTCAAGCAACTGGCATGGCAACGCTTTCTCCTTCTCCCGGATCCGAATTAACCTGTGTAATTTGCATGTCCGAGGCCCGAGAAGTTGCATTTCATCCATGTGGGCATTTATGTATCTGCCGAGGATGTAGTCACAATCCTGCCGTACAAAGATGTCCTATTTGTCGTCATCCAAGTTCAATATCATTGGAAATCTTTCACCCATAAATTAATAAACATTTCCCTATACAAAAATAAATAATGGAAAAAATAAAAACTTTTTTCTTATATTCTTTATTATTTGTTTTTTTATTTTGACGCCATGGTATCATAATCATCTATCAAAATTAATGTTTTTTTCCCGTTTTCTTTTACAACTTCATATTTTTTATATGCCATCTGGTTGTTGCCTTCATACGTAATTGTATCGCCTACACTGATTTTGTTGTCATATTTTTCTAAATATTCATAAACATTATTTGGTTCTATAATACACCAATGTTTACTCATTTTATAATATATAATTTAAAATATAAGAATACATTTATATGGTAAAACAAAAAAATTTATATTATTTTGTTATAAATATTACAAATATTATTGCTATCAAATCATGTAATTAAATATACATTAATTTACAAATATATCATAGAGCTCCCCCTTTTATCTTGTATTAAATAACCGATTCATATTTCGCACTTCCGGTTTATCCGTTTCTGGACAAAACAGTTTCTTGATATGATTGTTGTCGCGAAACCGAATCGTATAATCCTGTTGAATATTATTTCTTCCAATACGTCCCAAGGCTTGAATGATTTTCTCCTGTGTCAAAACTAAATCCTTACTCAAATAACCATGACAAAATTGATAATTGGTTCCATATATGTAATCGCTAGATGCAATAATCATATACAACCTTTGTTGCTCTGCTAGTTTTTTCATAATTTCTGTGTACGCAATGCTTTCATGACTGCAAAATACGCCAATTCCCATTAATAGTAATACTTTCCAATTATCTGGTACATTATCTAACATCATAATATCTACAATTGTATCATGATCTATATCACAAGTAAAAGGCCGAGTAACTTCCAAATCTTCTGCCCATTTTTGTAGGTGAAGTTGTTTATTAGGGACAAACGTCTCATTCAATTCGGCGGTTTTAATCATTGCACGCAAATATTCCATTTTATTTTCCAATTGTTGCATAGAACTTGCCTCGGTGGAATCTGTTTTTGCTGTTCTTATTTTTTCCGCGCCCTTGGCCTTTCCTTTGCTTTTACTTTCATCGGATCCTTGATTTTCCTTGGCCACAGTAAGTCGCATTAATACATCTTCCAAATCTTTTTCATAAGTACGTATTTTTTCGTTAATTTGATTATTAAACTCAATCTTTTCCATGATGTTTTCCATTACAGTTGCTGGAATATTAGACTGTTGAATACAAAATTTTGCAATTTTTTCCACATCTGTAGCCAGAAAGATGGTTGGACCATCTGTTAAAGAATACGCATCTTTTGTAGTTACATACACAGAACATTCTTCCAATGAGGTCTCCGGACTTTCCCCAGCATCCCCAACTACAGCCACACTATTGATTTTTACCATTGCTTTCCCCGCCATTTCTACCAATGAAACATGAGTTCCAGCAGTTTGCTTTACTACACCAGGTCCAATACTAGAAACACGTCTCATTTTATTTCCCTTGGTATCCACGGTATGATTTGGTAACAAACGGCGTTCCGTTAAGCCTCGCAAACCCAAACATACCGCACCCCAGGTACCCACTATAATTTTTTTTAGAATAGAAAGATAATGCATTTTTATGGTATGGAGTTGAATATCTTCTAGTCCAGTAAATCGCCGATTAATCTTGGCACTTTCCGGAATATAATTAGATCGTTCCAAAAATAGAATAGATTTTACCGTCTCCGTTAAATCAAAATAACGTAACAAGGTCTGATTGGCTTCGCAATGATTTACCATAGACATGACTTCCACATAATCTTCACTCAAAGAATGAGGCAATACCGGAAATCCATATTTATTAATCAATGGAATTGTCTTTTTACAATCGTGGCTCACGATACTATGTACGACCGCCTCTGGAAATTTTCCTTGAAAACTTTGCACTGTTTCTGTCATTTCGTGCAACTTGGGTAACGTCGCTGATGACAAAATCATATTGGGAATTGTATTCTCTGTCCAATTCCGCTTGATAATATTGTGCAACTCATGGACCTCGTAATCTAAAGAAATGGTGGGTTCATCCCAATAAACAACAATTTCCTCCGCAGAATGAAACGACTGCATATAATACATGGCAGGTAAATAGGACATCAGATCACAGATCATAATCTCCACTTTATCGCCAACACTATTATCTACTTTACCAATACCTCCTGTGCGTTTGTTTCGCGTATATTCTTTTGCCGCATAATAATGTAACCGAATGTCGTCAGCGCTAGTACATCCAAAACCAAATGCCACCTTTTTATGCACAGAAATAGCCGCCTTGGCGAGGGCCAACCCAACATGCCTTGCGGCACAAACAAATATAACACGGTAAGCCTCACTCAATCCAATAGGAGAAATAGTTTTGCCTGTGCCAGTGGGTGCGATATATAGAATCAATTTAGGACCCGTTTGACGCATAAAGGAAAACAATTGTTTTTGGTGATCATATAACGTAATATCAGCGTTCTTCAAGAGTAAATCGTTCTTTTCTAGATATTCCACCGAATTCTCCACCATATCAACGAGAGAAATTTGTTCCTCATATGCGGAAAGTAAATTACGAATAAATGCAACCACATGACGATTTAACCAGGGAACATGAGATTGGATCAATTTGTAAAGTGTGAAATAATAAAATCTCCAATCCGATTTTCCTTTTCCGGTCGTTTTACTTGTATTTGTAAGAGAACTCGCCGCCGGAATATATTTGAT